CTGGTCAGAATAGAGCTAAAGAAATATTAGATTGGTCAAGAGAGAACTTATCTAAAAAAGCAAATGATGCGATTACAAAGTTAATAGCTATAGAACGTTCTGATTATATAAAACAAAGAGAACTTAGACGTAATGCCGCTGGTGGTAAGTGGGGTGAGATTGCTACAGATAAAAGATTAAAGGCAAATCAAAAAGCAGAGATGGAACAGTTTGATGAAGTTAAAAATAACATAAAAGACAAAAAACAAACTTTAGAAGACTATATGATTACAGCAGATGAGATAATAAAAGCTGATGCTGATTACAAAATAACTGACGAAGAGATAGCGGCTATAGCTGATTCCGAAGTTATAATAGTAGATAAATATTTAAAAGCGGATGCTACAGAGGGATTATCATTACCACTGCATCCTATAATTAAAAATTCTTTGAGGGCAGGTGATTTAAAATCTGCGTTGGAAGGACTACAAGCAACTTCTTTAAATAAAGAAACAGCACAAGTTGCAGGCAAGTTGGCACAGAAGGTAGGCACGACAAAAGTAGAAATAGTGAACAACTTGACCGATGAGGGTGCGATCCCTGTATCAGGTTTGTTTGACCCCAAAACAAACACAATAAAACTAGACGCAGACACTGGTTTCAATCCACACGTGATACTACATGAGATGGCACACGCTGTCACTTCTGCTAATCTAGCTAACAAATCGCACCCCACAACTAAACAACTCAATGCGTTATTTAATGACGTAAAAGATATGTTAGATACTGCATACGGCTCTACGAATGTAGATGAGTTTGTGGCAGAGGCTATGAGTAATCCATCATTCCAAGCAAAGTTAGCTGGTTTAAATCCCAATGGTAAGCCTATAAATGCGTTCCAAAGATTGGTAAACATCGTAGGTAATTTTATAAGGCGTATAACAGGACAACCAACCAAAGAAATAGATTCTGCACTATCAAGAGTAGACGAGGTCATAGACGATATAATAACTCCTGCACCAGAATTTAGATCAGCAGGGCAGTTAGCATTAGTAGCACAAAGACCAGAACTATTAAAAACTGTAAAAAGAATAGTATCCAGCACAGCAGATGTTATGGATAAAAACAAGTATACAAGTGTTGTATATGATTTCTTATCGTCTAAAGCACCAAAACTATTAAAATCAGGTGTATTTATAAGTTTACCTATACAGGCTTTGGGAGATTTAGCTACAAGATATAATTTTAAATCACCTAGAGTAAGGGAGTTACAAAAAACAATAGATTTAATGAATGGTGAAACGGGACAAGTTGACGTGGCTATAGACGCTGCCATGAGAAAATATGAGCCGTTTTTTGAAAAAGCCATAAACGATGGTAGAAAAGAATCATTTGATTTTGTTGTGTATCAAAGCACAGTATTTAGAGTAGATCCTACTAAAAAAAGAGACGAATATAAAAACAAAGATGGCACTGCTAGAACAGATGAAAGTGGTAATGATCTATTAAAAAAGTATGACGAGATACAAAAAGAGTGGAACAAGCTAGGTCAAGAAGGTCAAGCTATCTACAATGACATGAGAAGAACTTATGCCAAACAATACGAAAAATTAAAAAATGTTATACTTGGTGAAATAGACAATTCAGACGCAAGCACAGAAGTTAAACAAAGTTTAAAAAAAGAAGTATTAGCTAAATTATTTGATAAAAATAAAATAGAACCATACTTCCCGTTAACTCGTGAAGGTGATTATTGGGTTTCATACCAAATTAAAAAGGGTGATTCTACAGAAATGGCGTATGAAGCATTCGAGTCTAACAGAGGTAGAGAAAGGGCAATGGCAGAATTAGCAAACGACCCTGATGTTTCTAACGTAGAAACTTACTCTACTTTAGATAAAGTGAATTTTCAAAACGCACCGTCAGGCTCTTTTGTAAAAGATGTATTACAAGTTATGAAAGTTAATAAAGTAGATGATGTAACTCAAGAACAAGTGCTACGTATGTTTATAGAGACTTTACCTGCAACCTCTTTTGCTAAATCTTTTGTAAAAAGAAAAAACAGCCCTGGGTATAAAGAAGATGCCTTGGGTGCATTTAAAGAAAAAGGTTATGATATAGGCCGTCAAGTCGTTAGAATGAAGTATGGGAAAAAATTACAAGAAATAGATGACGGTTTGGCAGAAGACTATAAAAAACTAGGAAACCCTAAAGCAAAAGAATATGTACTTGAATTACAAAAAAGAGCTAGATTCGCAAGAAATCCTCCTAGAGATATATTGATGAGAGCTTCTGCACAAGCTAACAGAATAGCATTTTTAGGTACAATAGGTCTTAACATATCCTCTGCTATAGTTAACATGACACAAGTGCCTCTTATGTTTCAACCTATACTTGGTGGTAAGTATGGACATAGAGAGTCTTTTAAAGCTATCAAAGAAGCAGGGGTATTTATAGGTAGTAGTGGAGTAGGAAGAAAAGCAAGAAAAATAACAACTCCAAATGGAGAGGTTGTAGACGTAGGAGCGGCTTGGTCTATAGATAATTATTATGTTGCAGACAAAGATGGTAAATTTAAATTGCGAGATGATTTAAATGTTGATGCTAACAAATTAAGACAATTAAACAGATTATTACCACTTGTTCAATCGGCATCTGATAGAGGTCAGTTAAACCGTTCCTTATTTTATGATACATTAACACTAGAAGAAGGTGGTAGAGCAAGAAACCTTTGGGATAAAATAAATGCTTTTTCTGCTTTCTTTTTCCATCAACAAGAAAAATTTAACAGACAGGTAGCACTCATTTCTACCTATAACTTAGAATTAAATAGGTTAGAGAATAGCACAAAGGCAAGTGAAAGAAATTTATCTACGGCAGAAAAACAAGAGTTAGCCGCAAACGAAGCGTTATACAGATCACAAGAAATGAACGGTGGGGCATCTCTTGCCAACGCACCTAGAATAGCTCAAATACCTATTGGTCGTGTAGCCATGATGTATAAATCTTACGGCATACAAATGTATTATACTTTAATAAAAACAGGTCTAAAAGCTGTAGGTGCAGACAAAAGTTTATCACCACAAGAAAAGAAAATAGCACAAAAACAATTTTTAGGTATATGTGCATCATCTGCTTTACTTGCAGGTATTCAAGGTATGCCGTTTGTAGGTTTAGTAATGTTTATTGCAAATATGTTTCTCGATGATGAAGAAGAATCAGCAGAGTTTTTAACAAATAGATTTTTAGGGGATCATTTATACAAAGGGCCAATAAGTGCTGAATTTACAGATATATCAGGTCGTGTAGGTTTATCTAATTTAATATTTAGAAATAATCCCTATAACAAGGATGATAGTGTACTAGAAACTGTTGGAAAGACTTTGTTAGGCCCCGCAGGTAGTGTTATAGGCCAATTTGGAGCTGGTATATCAGAGGTAACAGATGAGTTTGGTGATACTCAAAGAGGCATAGAACGTATGATGCCTGCGGCTATTCGTAACATTTTTAAAACTGGTAGGTATATAGCTGATGATGGTATATATACTAGACGTGGTGATTTAATAGTAGATGACATATCAGGACATGGACTGTTCTTTCAATTCCTAGGTTTTCCGCCATCAGAATACACGAGGGCACAAGAACAAAACCAAGTAGCTAAAGGTATAGATAAAGCTGTTAATGTAAGACGCTCAAAGCTACTAAGACAGTTATATTTGGAATTAAGACATGGTATGGATACAGAAGATGCGTTGGATGCCATAAGTAAATTTAATAAAAGACATCCTAAGTTTGCCATAAGTGCAGATGCAATGAAAAGATCAATAAAACAACACATCAGGCAATCAGCAACAATGCACAACGGTGTATCTCTGAGTCCAAAAATGCGGGCATACATGAGAGATGAAGAAGATATGTATGATTTTGACTAAGACATACGCCATACACGCACACCTAATTTGCCATCTTCAACGACTGTGCGTATCTCGCTTTCCCAACCTTTAGATATAAATATTCTTTTTATTTGCTTGGTAGCCTCCACAGTATTTATACATAATATAAACACAGAGGCATTGATTCCCATGCTATCCCAGTTCACAACTATGTGAACCCCATCAGGGTTTAAATCATAAGTCTTTAATACCGACATCTTCTACTGCACAATCTACTATTATTACATCAGTTGGAGGCAAATTCATGTGAGTGCCTTTACTCAGCCTCATCTTACTCCTACGTGCCCCTAACTTCTTTATGAGATCATGTACAAACGAGTTATAGTTTATTTGCTGATCGCCACACCATGCCTTCAGTGGCTTTGGTATTAGATAAGCCCTTTTTAAATCTGTCTCGTATCTCGCTACTAACTTACCTCTAGGTAAATGTTCGGGTACAACAACCTGCTCTATCTCTGCCTGCTTACGTAGGTCATCTGTGCTTTTTATCCAAAGCACGTTACTCCAATGCTCGTGAATGTAATCGTTAAGCACTTCTTCTACAGACGCAGACATGTCCTCCGAGTGATGCTTGTTTTGATTTAATTGTTCTATAGTCCAGTTAAATAAATTTTTAGTGTCATAGTCTACTAGACCCATTCTCTTTGCTAGTATTATCCCAGTCAGGCTACAAGATACCAATACAGACCAAAACCTATTCTCTGCTGTAAGACCTGCTTTTTCATCCACTTTTGCTTGTACCTCACCTAGTAACTTCTTTACACCTGATATGTTACCCATTACCTGGCTAACATACTCTCTCCCAGCATGTCCGTAGTTATCTTGTATTGCACTACTAAAAGTATCTGTTTCTTCTTTTGTTTCAAAGTGTATACGTTTGACGTGGCATTCTAATATTCTTTGTGCCTCTGCCTTTGGCATAGCTTTGACTATACTTATTCTTTCTATAATACTAGTGTTACCCGTGGTTACAGATAACAAACTCCACGATTCACCACGATGCCTTTCTATATTACTGCCACTAGTCATTCGACCTCTCTGTCTACCACCAGTCAGTTGATAGGCTATGTTACTTAAATCTCTGCCTTGTGTATTAGTCAACTCATCCATATACAAAGGTAGATTGTGATACAACTCACCTCTGTTCATCTTTGTGTTGTACGTATCTCTCTCGTGGATTATCAAATCTTCGGGTCTACCCCATACTGATGCACCTGCCATCATGGCTGTAGTTTTACCCACACCTGAGTCCTTACTGTATATGTGCAAAGCCGCACAGTTTATAGGTGAAAACTGCATCAAGGGTGAACCAAATGACGTGCCTACAACAAACTGATGTAGTTCAAACCCATCTCTGTTGTAGAAGTTTATAGCTTTCTTCCATTCTTGTAGAGTGCCTCTTGGTTCAAAGGCAGGAAACAATGACGCTGTCTGTGAAGATGGGGGATTAAATTCTTTCCTATCTTTGTATATCTTCTCATTGCCTAATATAAAAGACTCACAGTCATCACCAGTCCAACCAAACTGCCTGTACGCTTCATCGGCTGTACCCTTTTCTTGTAACTCGTTTACCCATGTAGTTGTATATTGCATAAGTTCATCCATCCTTGTAATAGCTACACCTTGCATTGATATTACTTTACGAAACTCCTCCCTAGAAGTCACGGCTGTGAGGGGTAACGTAAACTCTCTAACTCCGTCTTTTGGCAAATGCAATCGCATCACGACTGCCTCACCAACCTCTACATCTCTCAATCTTTTTACTACATACAAGTCATTGTGATATATAAGTTTCTCATCTACATCACCACTAGACTTTATAGTTCTGACATACACACCACCATTAGCACCTCTGAAATAAGGTCGTGGATACGCAGGTATGGTGTATTTATTAGTAGGGCTATTTACTAAATTTATAGCAGGAGCTTCTACTACATTATCTTCTTCGGTAGCCTCCTTTATACGTTTACCAAGAGATATAGGAGATTTTATCTTACCCCAAAACTTACATTTCGTGCATATTTCGGGGTTGTATTCATCAAATGTATTACAGAGGTAAGGCCCTTTTATGTTGTCCATCTTCTTGTCTGTACTTGTTTTGGTGTAATCTTCGTGACCCTTTGATATGTAATGTGCGGCTTTTTCTGCATCTACACAGAACTTAGCTATAGATAATCCTGCTCTCCACAAAGGTTCGCTGACTGTTTCTTGATCTCTAGCTATGATACCTATCTGTTGACAACCATTACCACTTGCAGTTTTTACAAGTATATCTTTGAATACGTTTTCTACATTACTTATCAACGCCTCTGATGTAGCATTGTTTTGTGTAGGCACATATCTATTTGGTACGGGTATAGGGTCACCACCTAATAATTCAGAGAACTCGTCAAAGTCTACAGTATCAGGCATAGAGTTACTTATAAATGTAACTTCTAGTGGTGGGTCTACCTTATTGTTATGTGTGCTTGGTATTCGTAACACTCTTGCGGCATCTGCCGTTACAGCAGGATCTGCTAACAAATTATGCTGTGTGCATTGATGCTTTAGTTTTGATGCGGTACGTAACCAATCATCCACACCGACAGGTTCTGACAAAATCCAATATACATGCACACCTCTACCTGAATTTATCAACAACGGCTTAGGTAGAGATAGTTTCTTACAAAATTCTTTTAAAGCTGATATAGCTTTCTGTTGTGTTTCATAATCTTTCCCAACCCCACAATCGAGGTCAAGGAACAATGTGTTAACGTGTTTTACGTTAGGTACTTTCCTAGAGCTTGGATCAACAAACGTTGATAATGCAAAATATACGTCATATCCTTCTTCATCTAAATTATTTGCCACATCGGCAACTTGACCTATATCTTTGTAAAATTTCTGTACTCTCTTGTCGTCTCTTATACGACTTGCAAATACGCAGTAGAATCCCTCCTTGGCTAGTACGCTCCTTAAAAATAATATTTTTTCCATGACAAACCATAAAGTTAAGCTACCACTACCCCTCCAACAACTACCCATGGAGAAAGGTTTAAAAAAGGAGTAGTGGTATTATTGAGGGACTAGTCGTCCCAGTTATCAACTATAGCAGAGAGATCGTTATCTTCTACCTTTTCTTTTGTAGATTTTTTACTTTCTACTTTCTTAGGTTCTGCTATCGGTTCTTCAACGGAATTAAAAGGGTTATCTTCGTTTGCAGTGTAACCACCTTCCACAACACCAAATGGTGATACTTCTTCCATAGGTTTGTAGTTAGTAACTTGTACTGCTCTTAATCTCAAAGACACACCTGCATCTTTACCCAACATATACGGAGTAAAAGTCACAGCTATATTCACGGTGCTACCAGTAGTTAACAGAAAATCATCAGCTAACTTTACACCCTTGGAGTCCACCTGCATTGGCTTTCTTGTAGGGTCTGTACCATAAGCACCTTTTAATTTAGTCTTATGAGTGTAAGTTCCATCCTCATCTTTCTTAAATGGGAATGGTAGTTTAGCAGGCCAACTGCCTTCTTTCTTCTCTGCATAGGCTCTACCCATCGCCTCGTACAATGCCTTGGCTTGATCTTTACTCATGCGAAACTGCATATTATATTCTGCCCCTGCATCTGTAGCGTTGCAAGGTATAGACCTCTGCTCTGCACTATCAAACTTATAGGTTCTATTTATTTTTGGCCATAAAGCCTCTACATCATTAATATTGTAGTTCATAATCGACTCGTTCATTTGCACTCTCCTAATAATCTTGGTCGAGGTTTACTTTTTCTATACCATGTTCTTTATCAACGTCATCTTCGTGATGCCAAGTTTCCCTGACAATATTGTCGTTGTCTTTCAATGGTTTAGACTTGTTTGTTAAAGCATCGGATACGTCCTCAATATTAAACCGATAAGTATTACCCACTTTTATGTAAGTATCATCGGGTATTTCTTTCTGACGCACCCATGCTCGGATTGTGGATATGGAAACTGAAAAGTGTTTAGCCACATCCTCTATTGGTACATATTTTCCTACCATTATTTTTTCCTCACAGTTATGACGTACTCCGTGTCTTTGTTAAGACCTTCGGGATATACATCGGGGTTATCTTCCAAAAACTCTTTTAAGTTTGACTGGTTAAGACGCTTATCAAACAACTCAGGCACTTCATGCTGTAGTATAAACTTGTGCATGGATTCCCAGTCGCTAGTCCAATATTTTGTCTTTGTCGTTCTATAAAAGAGACCTTCGGAAGTTTTCACACTCTCAACACCGTGTTTCTCACAGTAATCGAGAAGTCCTTTTCGCACCATGTCTAGCTGATTAACTAACGCTGTATCTTTTTCTTTGTAGGAGGCACTGAGCGATGCTCGTTCCTCTCTTATTCTTATATACGCTTTAGTTAACTTTTCAGCAGATAGGGAAGATTCTTCCATTTACATTCTCCGTTTATCTATTAATACTTTATATATAGTTACTAGAGATGGCTTAGTCAAGTATTTCTTTGTAAAGTTCTATTATTTTTGTGTGTAGGTGTATTCTGTTATCTAATAACCTGTAAACGTGTTTTTCTGTGTTAGAGCCTTGCAGTTGCACTACAGTGCATTTGTGTGTTTGTCCTGCTCTGTGTACTCTAGCGTTGGCTTGAGCATAAGTTTCTAACGAACTTATGGGACTCCACCACACAACCACATTGGCTTTTGTAAGTGTTACACCATGAGCCGCAGATTGTGGTTGAATTAATAAAACTTTAGGTATTGTTGTTTCTTGAAATGCTTTAAATATTTCTGTTCTTTTGTGTGCAGGCACATCACCACGAATAATATCTGTGGGTATCTTATCTGCTATTAGTTTATCTCGTAGTAAATCTATTGTGTGTCTGAAAGGAACAAACACAAGAACCTTCTGACTTGCCTCATCTATAACTTCTTTTAATACTTTGTATCTGTTCTTTATATCAAACTCTAATACATCACCCTTGTCTGTATAAACAGCACCTGATGCTATTTGTAGTAACTTGTTCATACCTATTGCGGCATTGTTAGCGGTTATCTCTTCTCCTGTTATTTCCATTCTCAGCTTTGTTTTTAGTTCTTTGTAGTATTTAGTTTGTTGCCTTGTAAGTTCTACCTCTCTCTTGACATATGTCATAGGTGGCAAATCTAAACAGTTCTTCTTTGTAAATCTAATGGCAGGTTGTAGTATTCTATGCACAGTTTTTATAGAAGAATCTTTTGGAATCCACTTGAACCTAGATATCTGCACCATCACCATGTCACGGAAAGAACCAAAAAACTTTGGCACAACAGTTGGGTTCATCAACTTTGCTAATCCATAAGCATCGAGAGGACTCTGTGCCGCAGGAGTTCCCGTCATCATCCACAACCATGTATCATCTGTTAACAACTTATTTAATACTTTCCATCTTGTTGTTTTTGGGTTTTTGTAATGTGTGGCTTCATCGATTATTATCAAATCAAAACCACCTTTTAATATTGTATCTGATACAATCTCAACGCCATCGTAGTTTATAACTACAAAGTCTGAGCCTTCTTCTATTATTTTCTTTCTCTTGTCAGGTGTGCCATGTGCTACTTCAACAGTTCTGTGTGGTGCAAAGGTCATCAAATCATCTCTCCACACAGAGTCCATTATCGATAAAGGACATATAACAAGCACACGATTGACTGCCCCAATGTTCATCAAGAAGTCTGATGCCCATATAGAACTAGCAGTTTTACCAGTGCCTTGTTCGTTGAAACAGAACGCTCTTTTTCTTGTAGCCAAGAAAGATGCTGTCTCTTCTTGGTGTTTAAATGGTTTGAAAGTCCCTGGGTATATGTATGAACGCATACCTGTTGACGTGTTTTTTAATACTGCAAGACCCATATTTCACTCCTTTTTCTAGGTACAATCACACACGGGGGTATCGTTACCCCTACTGTACGGGCTTTAAATCAAGCCTTTTTTTTCTTTTTTCCGTTTCTACTTCTGTTTTTCGATGGACTTTCTAAAAAATAACCATCTTTATTACTGCCACCTTTACTTAACATTTTCTTGTGACTGACATCTTTTCCTTTTCTGCTAACACCTTTTTTATCCAATGCACGTCTAGCTTTCTGACGCTCCATGCGATTCGGATGTTCTCCTCGTTTCTTTTGTTGTTCGTATTCTTTTTTGTAAGGTCTTTTTGTTTTTGTATAAGCCATCAGTTGTTACTCCCGTTGTGTATACACTCTATTACTGGACAATGCCTACGACACAATCCGCTTGGTCTTGCGTTCCAAACATCTTTATTATACGCAGTTTCCATTTTTTTGTAATTAGAAATCCACTTATCCCAAAGCTCGTTGCTTCCAGAACGTGTGTATACTTGCTTGACAAGTTGTTTACACACAACAAATAACAATCCTGCATTTATTGTGTCTATCTTTGGCATGTAACTAAATACAGATAGAGCCATAAGTTCTAGCTGACCTTTGTCTGCATACTTTGCAGACTTGCTACTCTTGTAATCTATGACCCATGCTTTTGTATCATCTATGATTATTAAGTCTGCTATACCTCTCCACCAAACTTGTTTAGACGTAAAGCTACACGGACTGAGATCCTGTGTGAGTCCCATACGAACTTCACAATACTTCTTACCTTTTTTGTTTTTAAGAGAATCAAGCACTGGTTTCATAAATCCAAATCTTCTAGGTATGTCCTCGCCATGTTGCACGTAATTCTCTGCCACAGCATGGAGTTCTGTGCCGTAGGTCATGGCACTTGTCTGCTCTTCTTCGTAATCTTTTGCTATCTTCAAATGATAGAACTGTTTGGGACATTGTTCAAAAGACTTAATTCTACTGAACGACCAAGGAGATATACTCATTCACAATCTCCGTATGATTTACCCACACCCGATTCGCAGTTGATCGGTAAACCTCTTGCCCAGTCAGGTGTCCACTTCATACACTCCTCTACATAAGTCTGTGCCTCTTTGATTTCTTCATCTTTTACGCATGCAGCTATAGAGTCATGTACTGTTAACACGACACGGTGTCTTTTATTTATCTTGAGCATCTGCTCACCTATAATACATCTAGCTATAGCTTGGCAT